AGGTCCCGCCGGAACCGCCCTGTGGAATCCGGCGATAAACCTTAATGATAAACTGGCATATTTTTATACTTTCCCAAGCGTTCTGGTTGGCGGAGACGGCATATTTCGGCTGGAACCTTGCCCCGCAGAGTGATGCCGAGATGATCTGTGACGGAATGGTTGTGCTCATCGGCGCTCTGGCATTCCTCAAGCCGAGTTGAAAAACGACAAGGAGAAAAGCGTGAAACAGAAGTATTTCCCCACGGAAGAAGAGCGGGAACTGATCCGGAAGAACTACGACGGCAGTTCGCTGGCTCTCAACCGGATCATGCGGCTTCTGGGCCGGAAATATCCCCGCTGGTATGTGCGCAGATTAGCTGCACATATGGGGCTGGCCATCCCGAAGCCTGCGGATTGGACGGCCGCCGAGGAATCCTATGTGGCGGAGCACTACCCGCAGATGGGGCTGAAGGCCCTGCGTAACGGCCTGAAACACAATTTCGGCGTGAACCGCTCCACCACGGCCATTCACCTGAAAGTCAAGCGGCTCGGACTGCTTTCCGCCGACGGTGAAGGCTTCACGCTGCGGGGACTGTGCAAGCTGCTCTGGAACGGCCAGGAGAATCATTCCATCGTTTACCGCTGGATGGAGAAGGGATGGCTGAAGGGGAAGCGTCGCGGGACGTTGCGCAAGAAATGCCAGGGCGGCGATCACTGGTATTTTGATCCGGAATGGGTGAGGAGTTTCATCGTCGCCCATCCAGAGGAAATCGACCTGCGCCTGGTGGACCCCGTGGCTTTCATCCGCCTGGTGGCCGGCGACAAGGAAATACTCCAGATCTGCAAGTGCCCGGCCTGCGGGCTGGAGCATGAAACAAAAACAATCAACCCCGGGCTGGTCATGCCCCGAATTTACTGTCCGTCCTGCAAAAAGCGGATCGCGGAAAGGAAGATGGACGATGACTGGGCGCGGGCAATGGAGGGATGAAATGGAATTTTCGTCACTGTTAGAAGCGTTTGATGTGTACCAACGGGCGCCGGAAGGCAGTCGGGCATATCTGGAAGCCATCGCCTACATCCTGCGCAATGTCCCGCAGGAGATCAAGGAGGAGTTCTACCGGATCGTCTTTGCGCATTTTCCGGAACTGAAACCGGATTTTTACGACGAAGAGGGAAACCCGCTTTTCGACCTGGATCACGCCTGCGAATTTCTGGGCCTATCAGACGAGGACAAGGAGCGGTTTATCGAATGGGCGCAGGATCAGCAGGGCATTTTCGCCGATCCGGAGCGCCTGCATAAGATGCAGTAAAAAATAAACTTGACAAATTCAAAGGATTTGGGGAAGCTCTGGCTTCCTAAATTTCACAAGGGGCTGCCCCGGCCTCAAAAGCGACCAAGCATGGCGCGAAAGGGGGTTTTTTATTGGATCGAATGGTCCGAGTTGCCGGGATACCGCGAGGTCCTGGGCGCTTCCTTGTGAGCGTAGGAACAACTCGGGCTTTTTTGCGCCCAAATCCTAAAAGCACAAGGAGATTTATCATGAAAAAAATAATAAAAGCAAAAAATGAAGAGATGCAAATATTGCATTATAGGGAGATCGAAGAAGAGGTTCCGTCAGGATTTGACGATTATTTAGGGGTGATTTATGTTGCTGTTTTTTCGAATGGACTGTGTAAGATCGGAAGAACAAAGCAGCCGCGTTTGCACCTGAAAACGCTTTATAATAATGCTGGTCATCAAATAAGCGAGGTTTTCATCTCCAAGCCTTGCACTAATTATGTAAATATTGAAACGTGCGTTAAACAAGCTTTCAAAAGATATCTCTTTATCAGTGATCTATATAAGGCAGATTTTAAAACAATCATCAGAGAACTGAAAGCCGCAAACTATGTTGATGAGCGAACGCGACTTAAACGAGATGAAGAAAAAAGAATAAGCAATGCTGAGGCTTTTGTTGCCTCTATGTTCAGAGTGGAGGAGGCGTAAGATGAAAAAGCAAATACAAAGCCTGAGCCCCGTTGTCACCATCGTAAATAACCGTCCAGTAACCACCAGTCTTGCCGTTGCCGAGTATTTCGGCAAGGAACATAAAGACATATTGAGAGCAATAAGAGAGCTGGAAATACCTAATGAATTTTTCAATTCTAATTTTACGCTGTCTAACTATTTGAACGAACAAGGAAAACATCAGCCCATGTACGAGATGACCCGCGACGGGTTCACCGTCCTGGGGATGGGATTCACTGGCCGGACGGCCATGAAATTCAAACTCGATTACATCGAAGCCTTCAACCGCATGGAGGAGATGCTGAGCACTGGCCAAGCTGTCCCGCTGCTGTCCGCAGGGCAGATGATTTTCGACAAAGACCGTCTCATTGAGATGTATGAGGATCACATTGCCCTGCAGAAGTCGGTGATCGAACAGTTGAAAACGGGAACCGGCTCCCGGAAGAAGGTAAGCCCGGAGGAAGTGCGGCAGATTATGACAATGGCCTCTGCCGGCTATGCCCCGTCTGCCATTGCGAAGGCCGTGGGCCGCAAGTCCGAAACGGTCGGAACGGTGATCCGCCGGGAACGTCAGCGTCAGGCGTCCCTGAAGAAGGAGGCCCATCAATGAACACGCTGTTCTGCCCCTGGGCTCCCGTCTGGGACGCCCACATCGAGGTTGCCCGACTGCGGGGCGTCGTGGATCTGATTGCCATCCTTACCGGCCCCGTCCATTGCAAGGATGACTCGGAGATCGCCATCTTTCATGAGGTCTTTGCCGATCTCTCCGAGCGCCTTGCCGAAGTGGAAAAAACGCTGACCGGCAGTCTGGACCATATGAAGACACTCCCAACGCAGACCTAACCATTTTGCCGTCCCCGGCAAAATGGCAAAGCCCAAAAGGCCCGGAACCCCTCCGGGCCTTCTCTTTCTTAACCCGTTTCACCCCCCTTAATCCCTGTATCAAACCCCATCACACCAGAAGGCCATCCTTTTATACCCCTGCTAAAGTGCACGGGAAATTAAGGAGGCCGTCATGTCGGAAGGGCTAATCACCTGGGAATCAGTCAAGAAGAAAGGTTCGGAGCATTACAAGAGCAAGGGCGGCGTCGAGCCCATCGATCTGTACCGCTCTCTGGGCATCCTGGACAGCTTTGCCCTGGGCAGCATCATCAAGTATGCCTCCCGGCAGGCAAGAAAGGGGCTGAATTCGGACGACTGCCTGAAGATCAAGCATTATGCGGACATCCTGATCTCATCCCTGCCGGTGAAGGAGCCCAAGCCATGAGCCGCCTGATTTCCGACTGCCTTCCCGAACTCCAGGAGAAGGCGGAAGCCTTTTCCGTGGCAATGGTCAATGCGGGCATCCCCTTCATGTACACGTGCACCCGGCGGACGCAGGAAGAGCAGGACGCCCTCTATGCCCAGGGGCGGACGAAGCCGGGAAAGATCGTCACCTGGACCCGCAAGTCCAAGCACATCGACGGCAAGGCCTTCGACATCGCCATCCTCAGGGATTTCAAGCCCTGCTGGGATGTGAAGGTCGACGTGAACGAAAACGAGATTCCCGATTACGAGGAAGCGGGCCGGATCGGCGAATCCGTGGGTCTGCGCTGGGGCGGGAGATTCAGGAACAGCAAGGGGAAGCCGCGCCCGGATTATCCCCACTTCGAGATCGCTTAGGAGGAAACAATGAGCAGATGGTTCTGTGTGAAGGAAAGCGTTGAACCGGCCGTCTCCATGCTGGCCTTTGTGGCCGGCGGGCTGGTGAAGGCCAACAATCCCGCTTTGATCGAACCGGCCAAGCCGGTGGCGAAAGGACTGCTGGAGACCATCGAAAGCGGGGCGAGCCGGGAGGCGGTCAATGCCCTGCTGAAGGAAGTCGTCTCCACCCTGCTGGAGAAGGTGGACAAGCCTGAAGTTCAACTGGCCGTCAAGGCGGCCCTGAGCAAGGTCAGCTACAATGCCGATTCCGTGGACATGCCGGACATCGATCTTCCCCTGATCAGGAGCCTGACGACAGGGTTCCTGGAAGGACTGACGGCATAGGGGTTGACGATGACGAAAATCCTGGGCCCGCTGCTGACCGACAATATTGACGATACGAAATACGTCCGTCTCATCGCTCCTTTCCGCTTTGTCTCGGACGTTCTTTACAGGGAGGGCCTGGCCGATGATGTCACGATGCCGGCGGGTTTTGTCATGGATTTTGAGAGCGTTCCGCTCATCCGGGGAACGAGCAAAAGAGCGGGGGCGGCCCACGATTACCTCTGTCGATCTGATTCGGTTCCGTTGGTGAGCAAGGCCGTCGCCGCGCGGGTCTATCTGGAAATCATGGAGTATCGGGACGGCCTCCTGGAGGATGGACCGCTGGGAAAACTCGACCGCTGGTGGCGCCGCTGGCTGAAATATGCCGTAGTCCGCGTGGCTCCCGGCTATTTCCACAAGCATAAGGTGTCGGCCACCTACGAAGAACTGGCAGGGCTGATCTGACATGGATGAAATCGATCACGCCCAGCAGCACGAAGCCATGCACCGGGAGATCGCCCTGCGGGAGCACTTCCGGAGAAGAGAAAATTATTTAGAGAGAGGCCGGCCCCCCGGCCTGCATCCGAAAGGAGCGGGACCGGGGGAAAGGCGAATCTGCCGGGACTGCGGCGAGGAGATTCAACCCGCCCGGCTGGCCGCCATGCCCTTCGCCGTGCGGTGCATCGAATGCCAGGGGATAAAGGAACGGAGGGAACGTCATGGGTGAATCCTGGCCGCTTTTCCTCTTTCTCGCCGGCCTGATCGCCGCCTGGAGCATGCTGATCCTGGGCGTCATGCGGTCGATGCTGAGCAAGTGCATTGGAGACCTGGAAGAAAAGATATCCGGCATCAGCGGCCTCGGCAAGGATCTCCAGCGCCTGGAGCGGGAGTTTCTGGAGATGAAGGCGACGCTGCCTCTGGATTACGTGCGCAAGGAAGATCACGTGCGCTTTGAACTGGTGCTGAATACCAAGTTGGATCGACTGCATCAGGATATGATGACAGCCATCAATGTCAAGGAGAAAACCCGATGAAAGAACCTTGCCCTGTGCCCGTGGATATCGAAAAAGCCCGCCGTGAAGAGCTGCGCTGGCTGATCCTGCGCGCCCTCTATGCCGCCCGTCCCATCGGGACGACGGAAACGATCATCAAGAACGCCATCGAGCCGGTGATGCTGGACATCACCCTGCTGGAGATCCGCCGGGAGCTGGACTATCTGGAAGACCGGGAGCTGCTCGCCGTCGAACGATCCCGCGTCGTTCCCGTCTGGTCCGCGAAGATCAACCGTCTGGGCGTCGATCTCGTGGAATACACGGTGCCCTGTGATCCCGGAATCGCGCGCCCGGAGAAGTGGTGGTAGCCATGCCGCGCCGCTCGAAGATCCTCGACCTGCCCCCGGATGTAAAAGCCGAACTGGACCGCCGCCTGATTACTGGCGGTTTCTGCGACTACGAAGGGCTTGCCGCCTGGCTTAAGGAACAGGGTTACGATATTTCCCGCTCCGGCGTTCACCGTTACGGGCAGGGGTTTGAGGACCGTCTGGCATCCATCCGGATCGCCACCGAGCAGGCCCGCGCCGTTTCTGAAGCCGTGGGGGACAGCGAAGGCCACATGAACAACGCCCTGATCACCCTGGTGCAGGAAAAGGCCTTTGACGTCCTGGTCAATCTCCAGACGGAAGACCCGCAAGCCTTTGCGAAGATCTTCCCGAAGCTGGGCGTCATGGTGGCGAAACTGAGCAAGGCCAGCGTGGATCAGAAGAAATGGATGGCGGAGAGCCGGAGAAAGGCCTTGGAAGATGCCGCTGATGCCGCTGAGAAAACGGCGAAACAGGAAGGCGTTTCCCCGGCGACCATCGAGAAGATCCGGCGCGACGTCCTGATGATGGCGGGCTGATGAGATGAGCAAAGGCAACGCGAAGATCACGCCGGCCAACCCCGGCGGTCTTTTTCTCCCCTACCAGGAGCGGTGGATTCTCGACCGGTCCCGTCTGAAGCTGATGGAGAAGGCCCGGCAGATCGGCCTTTCCTGGAGCACGTCCTACGCCTGCGTGGAGCGGACCGCCGAAGCGGGCGCCCGTCATGACCAGTGGGTCTCCAGCCGCGACGACCTGCAGGCCCGACTCTTCGTGGAAGACTGCAAGATGTGGGGAAAGGTGCTTCAGCTCGCCGCCGAGGATCTGGGAGAACGGGTCATCGACGAGGAGAAGAAGATCTCCGCCTATGTCCTGCATTTTTCCTCCGGGAAGCGGATTCACTCCATGAGCTCCAACCCGGACGCCCAGGCCGGCAAGCGCGGCGGGCGCGTCCTGGACGAGTTCGCCCTGCATCCCGATCCCCGCAAACTGTGGAGCATCGCCTATCCGGGCATCACCTGGGGCGGTTCCCTGGAGGTCATCTCCACCCACCGGGGGAGCGCGAATTTCTTCAACGGCCTGGTGCGCGAGGTCAAGGAACACGGAAACCCCAAGAACATCAGCCTGCACCGGGTCACCCTGGAAGACGCCCTGACCGACGGCTTCCTCTATAAGCTCCAGCAGTCCCTGCCGGCGGACGACGAGATTCAGGGGATGGACGAGGCAACCTATTTCGATTTCGTCAAGTCCGGCTGCGCCGACGAGGAATCCTTTCAGCAGGAATACATGTGCAATCCCGCGGACGACGCCACGGCCTTTCTGGAATACGACCTGATCGCCGCCTGCGAGTATGGAGCGACGGAAAACTGGCGGCTGAGCCTGGACGGGCGACGCCCGGAAGGCCCGCTGTACGCCGGTCTGGACATCGGACGGAAGAAGGATCTGACGGTGCTGTGGGTCCTGGAGAAGCTCGGGGACGTCCTCTATACCCGCGAGGTCATCGCCCTGAGAAACATGAGCA